CGTTCTCTGGGTTGATCCCCACGAACACTGCGGGTGCGCCGTCCCACTTGCGTGTGACGTTGAGTTTAGACTTGGAGTTTCCTTCCAGCATGGTAGCCACGCTCTCAATGAAGTTCACAGCCAGATTAGTTCTCGCATAACCCTCGAAGACTAGATCGGCTGCGTGAGTAAGGTGTGTGTTCTTACTCTCATTGAGAAAGGAAGTGAAGTTTACCATAGTTGACCCTGTTGAGCGAAGTGTTCGTTATACTTCTTAATCGCCTGTAATAGAGGCTTTGTATGTAGTTGTGGAGTAGATTTGAAAACCTGATTGGTTCCCTCCTCCGAAGCAATGAGAATCACAATCTGATTCACTGGCTGTCCCACTCGCTCCTGCCATGCGATCGCATAAGCAGTAGCCTGCATGAAGTAGTTGTCGATGTCTCGGATTCTCTTCTTGCGGGTTGAACCCTTGAAGTCGATAATCGATAGTTCACCTTCGTAGTCAGCAACACAGTCAACCCGACCAGCGAGAGACGTAGCCTGACTCCATAGAGGAGCCTCCAAGGCACGAACGTTGTTGATCTTGTCTAGACTTTCTTTCATCTGTGCAAAGAGATATTTACTGCCACCTGGCAGTTGATCCTCTGACACCTCGTTGTTGAGAAGATACTGTTCAATCGCATCGTGGAGATAGTTGCCGCGTGAACACACACGCTTAGACTCTTCGGGGTTTTCCCGTCTCCACTTTGCGAAGAACTTCTGCTTTTCCCAGCCTGTTACGGTCGTCACACTTGCCATTTTGCCATGTGGCGTATTGTAGAACCGACCTGTTTCATCTTGCGATGTCGAAAGAGGCTCGATGTCCTCCACGATATCGTGCGTAAAGTTACCTTGATACATCATGTAAATATTATACCTTATTCTGTAGATTTGTCAACTGGTTTACCTAAACCCTGCATATTTTTGTATACGTCTTCGACGCTTTTAGCCTCGGGCCTCCAACCTTTATTTGACATCTCACCAGTCATGTTTTGGGCAGCCTGATAGTTGTCTTTGCCTGCCCCATTTGACCTAACTCCTTGAACCCAACCAAAGAAGTTCCTCATATCCATTTCAATAACCATCCGATCCGGGGATAGTCCCCTTGTTTTTCATTTGCTTACGCTTTCGCATAATACGATCGACTAACTTGCCTTCTTCGACCTCGGTATCTTCTGCGATACTATCGGCGTGCTTGTCCATAAACTTCATCATTTCGTTGTCGTTTTTGAACTCAAACTTGTAACCACCAGACACCTTCTTACCACCAGCCTTTTTGGCGACTGTATCCTTCTTGAACTTGAGAGTGGTGCTGACTGCCTCTTCGACATGCTCGACTTCTTCGTTACTCTTAATCTTCTTATTATTTGGACTCTTGGGCATCTTGAGTTCGCCGAGCATCTTTTCGATATCGTTATAAAGTCTGCTGTCTCTGTTGTTAAATGGGCCTGGTTGCATAACTTTCTCCTTGTTACTATATTTATATATGAAATTGGGAGGGCCGAAGCCCTCCCGCATTCACAACATGTATTCTATTTTTCGTTTCTCACTCTTCAGTTATTTGTAGTTCTTCGATTGCTTCTGCGATTTCTTCGTCACTGTATCCTGCTTCAATCATCTTCTCGATTACGGCATCTTCGTCTAGTTCTACTTCAATACCTTCTTCTAGGATCTCTTCTTCAATAAGGTCGTCGAATCGTCTGACTTGTCTGTCTTCGATAATGCGTAGTGCGATCTCTTCGTATTGTGTGAGTTCTACTGTTTCAAGGATTGCATCGTTGTCTAGTTCTACGTCTTCGCTCTTAGTCTTCTTCTGATGCTTCTTGTGTAGGAGGTGATCATGCTCACCATTCTTTGCTTCGTCTTCAAACCGATCTCTCATCTTCTTGGCGACGTTGTGAATGTGATCTTTGTTGAATGTCCTGCCACCCTTTGCATTGTGTTCCTTGTCGTAACGTCCAGCAGCATCCTTGGCAACGTGTACGAAGGCACGGTGTGCCTTGTTGCTGTCGTAGGTGCCAGAAGCCATCTTGTTACGAAGGTTCTTGTGAACCATAGAAGTACGCTGTCTGTGTAGATCAGCGTGGTTATCAGCATATAAATGAAGTTCTCTCTCTTCGTGGTCACTACGCTCTTGTAGATCTTGTTCAGTTACTTTTCGTGATACTTCCATGAGGATGCTCCTGTTGTTCAGTAAAGTATGTATACAAATAAAAAACCTCAGACTGACACTCTCCGTGGGGCGCAGAGAATAGGCGTATGGGAATGCTATCAAAAACACTCTACCTGCCATAGTGCCAGCCTGAGGGTTTATCTAAACTGTGACATTGTTCTACCAATATCAGTTCGCTTTGGCACTCGACCTGTCTTGACGTATGTGTCCCATGTCTTCTCATCTGCAACCATTGTGCCCCCATCCCTGACCCAGAACTGATCGGTGTTGATACCCTGCCAACCACCGAGTTTCTTGTCAATCACCTTCGCTGCTGCTTGGCATCGATCGAGATCACCAAGAACAGAAGAACGACCATTGGGTTTTCTATCAATGCGGACCTTCACCCATCCTGCTTTCTCTAGATTCAACTCAGTATCATAGTCACCATCAGACTTACCTGCCTTGAGTGCATTGTAGATGTTTTCGTATGACTTGTCAATGATGTGCTTGAGTTGTGCTTCGGTCATGTCACCACTCTTCACGAACTTGACCATATCATTTGCGATACCCACACCGATTCTGTTTGGCTGGAACTTGCGGAACTCTTCTGCCGACATCTTGTTGGTGAGAACCTGAGTGTGGAACTTCCATCCTCTACCACCCTCGGGGTGTAGGATTAGTTTGTTCTTGGGGTCCACCCACCCAATGAGCATGTCACCTCTGTATGCCTCTGATAGATCAACGTGTTCGCGGAATCGTGCCATTGTAGAGCCAATGGTGGTTCGCTTTGGAACTCTACCTGTCTTGAGATAACTCTTCCATGTGTCCTCATCGCCGATCGATTCGGCGTTATCCTTGAGAACGTCACCGATTTCCATGAAGTCAATCTGCGACCATGTATACTTCTTTGCGATGAGTTTCGCAGCGGAGTGTAGATTCGCCTTGATTGGTCCTTCGATAGAACCTATTCCATCATTCAACACAATGCGGGCCCATCCTTGACCGTACATGAAGTTGTCGATGTCTTTATCACGATCATATTTACCAGATTTAATACCATCCAACGCACGCAGTGTCTCCATGTCCTCGGGATCAAACCCATAGGATCTTGCCAAGACTTTCAGGAAGTCCTCTTCCTTCAGACCATAGTCCTTTGGATTGTTTACGAGATGCTGAGTGTGGTATGGTCTAATGTCATGACTAGCCTTGGGTTTCCATAGAACAAGTTTTCTCTTCTGACCATTTGCCCACCCCTTGACATTCACGAAACGGGCTTCATGTAGATCTGTTACACTTTCGTTCAGCACATGATACAGAAGATCCATCTCATCCATACCAGTTCGCATGGAGAACTTTCGACCTTTGTATGTGATAGTTGGATTGGGTTTCATGTCTGCCATTTGCATGGCATTCTTGATGCGATTTGGAATCTCTCCATATTTGTTTTCAAAGTGCTTAAAGTATGAGTTCCAGAAAGCAGCACGTTTCTTCAAGTCGCCACCACCCGTAGTCAGAATGGGTGCCTTTTTCCAGTGTTTCCGAAAGGAATCACGGTCAATCTTCTCGCCGAGATATTGTTTGAACGCTTTCATTTCTTCTTCCTACCATCAGCATCGTAGTTTGACTTATAGCCCTTGTTCTTCATGTACCATGCCAAAGCATATGGATTGTCAATCTCTTTGTGCTTCTTCATCGCCTTGACTGTACCTTTGAAGCCAGGTGGAGAAACTTCATTCAGATATTGCTTAAATGATCTCATAACTTATGTATGAATCTTAAAGCCCTTACGTTCCAACGAAGAGATAAACTTATCACGCCCAATCTTACGCACATTTACAATGTTAATGCCAGTGAGTCCACGAATAGAAAGATATGCTTTAACGTAGGGAATACAAGGAGGAGAAACCATGATCATGTGCTTGTGTCTCAAAAAAGAAATATCATGGATAATCTTATTAAAACGCTGTATTTCATAGGGAATGGTATACTTGTATAACTTCTTTGCACTAATGAATTCACCCTTACGAACAGCAGCCTGACCCTTCTTGGTAAAGATGCAACTATCAAACTCATATGTGTGTAGGTACTTCATTGTATTCTAAAACCCTATATTTGTAGTGTGTGGGGAGGGGTGGGGAAATGTGTTGATAAATGGGGGTAATGTATTGTGAATGGGAGATAACCTTAGTTATTTCCCCAGATGGAACCATTACGACTGGATGATCGATCTAACGTCTCATGGTATGCTTTAGGCGTACCACGTTTCATTTTATCCATCAATTCCGAGTATTGACCGCCAGTAGCCTTGTCAGGCGTCAGTTTCGTATCAACAGCACCCATAGCCCCTGTTACATTCTTAATGGAATCCATAGATGCACATTCGGGACATTCAATGGGGGAATCTCGATTATCAACGGATCGAACGGCATCATGGACATGATTGCACTTATTGCATGTGTATTCATAGATTGGCATCGGGTAGTTCCTTAGCGGTGAGTTCTGTAATCTTATGGATGAATCCAAGAGGGATCTTCTCGATAGTCGAGCATGACTCTTTATTCCATGTGGAGAGGAGGGTAACGTGATCATCGTCTCTGTGGATGCAGTAGCCTAGACTGTGCATCTTAGGGCATGGCTTCTTGGCTTCTCTGAGTATTTCTTTGGTGGAATTCCAACCAGTCTCGCCATACTCCTCGGCGTCTATCCATATCACCTCTAGGATGGGATAGTCTGGTTTCGATTGTTTCATAGTGAATCTCCGTAGGTATTTATACCATAGCAGGGCAATGTGTGAATGCAAACAAAAACCCCTTATTTCTAAGGGGTTTTCGTGCCTGATTATGAGCGGATCAGGCGATCATGTCGATGAAGCGGTTGAGGACGACTCGGGAGGTGGATCGACCCTTCATGCTCTTGAGGAAGGCATTCTTCTTCTTGGCAGTGGTATCGGTGTCCTTCACGCTGTCCATGGCGTCGGTGGTGTCAATCTTGACGGTACGGATCAGGTACTGTTCGTCCCATCCCATCTGATCGCTCGTGGCGATGGCGTAGTTATCCGACTTCCACGTTTCGAGTCCCGCGTACATCTTATCGTGGTCGCGGAAGTAGTAGTAGGAGTGGCGCTCGAACTTCGCAGGAGTCCAGTCGGCGAGGAAGAAGTTAACGACCTTGGAACCAGTACGCTCCTGAAGCATCTTCGTGAGCAGATTGGTAGCACCCTGCTGGTTGACGCGGGTTCCGATGCGGTCACCCTCGATCTTCAGCGTACCGTTGTAAGGAACGTGCATCCCGTTACCGCTACCGTCCGTGAGGAAAACGCTGTTCACAATCTGGACATTGTTGTTCTTCTTGAAGGAAGGAACGATGTCGATGGCAGCAAGAATCGCTTCGTTCAGGGGCGTACCACCGAGACCGAACTCGCGTCCCACGGTCGGCAGCGGATCTCGATTGTTCCATGTCTGCGACTTGGCGAGGGCGTAGCACTGCGGCATAGCAGCGTCGAGTTCTCGCTTGTTCATGCGGCTGGAGAAGAGATTCAGCAGGGAGAAACGGTAGTCAGTAGCAGCATACGCTTCGTTATCTTCCTTCTCAGTACGATCCTTATCGAATTCGTGCGGCATGGCACTGGAGAAGGCGTAGACCTCGAACGGAATGTTAACCTTCTTGCAGAAGAGAACCAACTGCATCACCTGTTCCATCGTCTCGGTAATCTGGTCGCACATGCTACCAGACCAGTCGAGGAACATGACCAGACCGTGGTTCTTACCATCGCGGATGGTGGCAGTCTTGCGGAAGACATCTTCGGACCACTTGTAGTTCATCATCTTCACGGTGTCGAGGACACCCGACTTGGAGATCTGGACTCGCTTGTGGGCATCAGCCTGCTTCTTCATCTCGAACTGCTTCACCAGTACATTCACGGTGGGCTTGGATCGGACGATGAACTGGCGGCATTCCCTATCGCTCGTTTCCTTCGCCGCATTCACCAGCAGCGAGGTCGAGAGAAGACGATGGAACCGCTTGTAGTCGATGATATGTCGATCGAGATCGACTCGCTTCAGAGTCTGCTCGCGTTGATCATACGTTGCGCCATTTTCGTCTCGCATAGCATCCGCAACCTTCGAGAAGGCGGATTCGGTGATCGACTCAGGCACGTTCGTACCCTGCTGGGCAGGAGAATCTTCGTCGGATGCATCGTCGCCCGCTTCGGGCGAGGAATCAGCATCGGCACCGTCTTCGGTGTCGTCGTCTCCGGCTGAACCGGAGCCCTGCTGCTGATCCTCACCCGAATCGTCGCCCGAATCGTCGGAAGACTCGGGCGCAGTATCATCGCCCTCGCCCTCACCCGATTCGGATTCGGTGGATTCCTGCTCCTGCTCCTGCTCCTCGTTATCGTCGATGATCGACGCGAGGAGGTCGTTCACGATGTCGAGAACATCGGAGAAGGTATCGGCGCCCTTGATTCGCTCAATCCACTGCACTTCAGCAGGGGCGAAGGGAATCGTCTCGCCAGCATGGATACCTACCTTGAATTCGAGATTCAGACGGTCGATGAGACCGAGGTCGGAGATTGATCGACCTTCGAGGCTGAAGAGATCGCGGTTCATGAGATCCACATAGGCATCGAGGAAATCGCGGCGCAGTCCGGGGAACTGCTTCTTGATCAATCGCTCGATTCGTGCATCCTCGACCACGTTCACATACTGCTGGACGAGGGCATAGGGAAGACCATGCATCGAAGACAATTCCTCGATGTTATCCTTCCAACCATCGCACGGAGTATGCAGGGCGTGCGCCACTTCGTGACCGACCAGCATATCGTACAGACTGTTCGACATATCCTGCCAGACTGGCAGGGTAAGAACTCGATTCTTGAGATCGAAGGAAGCAGTCTGGGCGGCTGGATCATGCACAACCGAGAGATTCTCGGTTGCGAGGAGACCCGCGAGGATGGTTTTCGTGTTGCTCATGCATACATTATACCATATCCAGCGCCCAAGGCAACCCATACGGAAGATATTTCTCAAAATGTGGGTAAATTGTGGATAACTCGGGAAATTTGGTCAAAAATCGACTATTTTTCCCATTTTTGACGAAATCCGGTTGACAATCAGCCAATTTTATGCTATTCGCGTGCGTGCGGGCGCGTTCCTTCTATAGTCGGACCCGCTCCAACGTCCGATATCCTTGTGGATAACTTTTTTTGACCCATAAGTCCCTATTTGGCAGGTATTTACGACAAAATCTCACCAATCTGGGCTTTATATTGGATCAATGGGTTGCCTTGGACGATGAATATGGTATAATTGACGTGTCGAGGGACCGACCCTCGAAATCCAGACCTCAACGGAGCATTCCGATAATGAAACTCACCCCGAAGAAGCAAGCGTTCGTCGATGCGTGCCGAGCCGCTGGTCTTGCCAGCCCTGCGAAGCGTAGCGACCTCAACGCCGTCGCCAACAGCATGGGCATGAAGTACGCTCCTGGCTGGCTCGTCCAGAACAGTGATTTCCGCCACGATCGTGGTTGGTTCATCGTGCCTGGTCTCGACGATACGGGTGTCGTCATCGACTCGCCCGCTACTGCTGCTGCGGTCGATGCTGCTGCCGAACGGGTTGCTGCTGCGACTGCTCCGAAGGGTAACGATGCCCCCGTGGCGGAACTGTCCGCGATTCGTGGGATGACTGCTGGTGCTACCAGCCTCGTGCCTGATCGACTCAAGACCTATGTGTCTTGGGGCCATCATGATACCGTCGAAACGGTCATCAAGAGTGGTCTGTTCGCTCCGATGTACGTCACTGGTCTGTCTGGTAACGGCAAGACCACTATGGTCATGCAAGCCTGTGCGAATCTCAATCGTGAGTGTTTCCGAGTGAACATTACCAGCGCCACGGATGAAGACGACCTGCTCGGTGGATTCCGCCTGATCAACGGCGAGACTGTCTGGCAGGATGGTCCCGTGGTCAACGCCATGCGACGTGGCGCGGTTCTCCTCCTCGATGAGATCGACCTCGGTACGCATCTGATGATGTGTCTTCAGTCGGTTCTCGAAGGGAAGGGTATCTACCTGAAGAAGATCAACGAGTGGGTCCAGCCCGCTGCTGGTTTCACGATCTTCGCCACTGCGAACACGAAGGGCAAGGGCTCCGATGATGGTAGGTTCGCAGGAACCAACATCATGAACGAAGCCATGCTCGACCGATTCGACTGGACTCTGGAGCAGGAGTACGCTCCGAAGAGTACCGAGAAGCGGATTCTCCTCAAGAAGATGAAGAGTCTCGGATGCGAAGACAAGGATTTCGCTGGTCGTCTCACGGAATGGGCAGACATGATCCGCCGAGCATTCCGCGAAGGTGCCATTGATGAGATCATCACCACCCGACGACTCGAAAACGTGGTCAAGGCGTTCGCCATCTTCCAGTCGCGTGAGACTGCCATCGACATGGCACTGAACCGCTTCGACGACGATACGAAGACCGCCTTCCGCGATTTCTACGCGAAACTCGATGATACCATCGATACCAGCGTCGATGCCTCGACCCTCGATCCCTCGACGGTTATGTACCTCGACACTTCCTTCAGCCAGAAGGACGAAGTGAAGAACCGTGGCGCCCGCTGGGACGAGCAGCGCCGAAAGTGGCACGTCACTGCTGAAGCCGTCAATCTGGATCCCGACTTCTGGAACCAGTTCAATCCCACCGCTGCGGAAACGTCGCCCTTCTGATCCCCCGGTCCTGTAACTCAGTCGGTAGAGTAGCGGCCTTTTAAGCCGACAGTCCTCGGTTCGAGTCCGAGCGGGACCATTTCATTCCTCTAGGAGCATTCACATGCGACAGCCGTATATCGATCTCTCAACCAACCCTGACCTCGATCCCGCGATTGAAGACAATTACGATGGATTGCCCCCGAGCGGCATGGTCATCACCACTACCTGCGATTGCTACCACTGCACGGGCATCGAACCCGAGCCGATCAACACTTACGAAGAGGACTTCGCACTGTGAAAGTAGATAACACTACCGACATCTCAGATCAACTGAACGTCATGGTCCAGATGATGGAAACCATCGACCCAGAAGACCCCGAAGTACAAGCATTGAGCGATCGTGTCATCGAAGCCGCCATACAGATATGGCGTATTGGAGAAACCATTCTTATGATGGGCCTCGTAGGGGAAACGTACCTCACCGAAGAAGAAGAACAAATCATTACCGATTATAGTCACTGGGCTGCGGAAATCACTGACGCCCTCGAATCACACTGAAAAAGGACAAGAATCACATGAACGAACAGAACAACAACATTACTCTCATGAGCGACATCGATCCCTCCCTCTATACCAACCTCAAGCCGAAGCAGCAGGCATTCATTCACTGCATTGCTGAATCCATTGGTAGCATGACTACCACGGAGTTCTCCCGCAAGGATCTCAAGGACATCGCCAACGATCATGGTATCGCATGGGCGCCTGCATGGATCGTGAAGGATAAGACTCGCGTCGTCAAGCGTGGCATCTATAGCGTGCCAGAACTCGCAGCGTATCGTAACTCTCAGAATGCGCCGAAGGATGTCGTCGCCGAGTGTTGCGAGGATGTGGTGGGTGATGCCGTCGAGGTGCCGCAGGTGAAGACTGCCTGATACCATATAAACAGTGCCACGCGATCTAGGTTCCCTACGGTTCCAGATCGCTAGCAGATCGGTCCCTATTTTCTTCTCGGAGGGATTCTCAGAAACTTTCACGGGACTCCAAATCCCAAAAATTCTCCGGGGATATTTTTGACCCCAAATACCTTTTTTCGGAAAAGCCACATGGCACACTTCAACAACATCATTAGTAACTACGCAATCGACGCCGCAAAGGAACAGGCAATGACAGAAATCGCTCCATATATTATCGTTGGCACCCTTGCACTCATCATGTTCGTCTGTTACAATGTGTTCAATCAGATCGACGACAGAATCGATCGACGCACGGAGCAGAAGCGAATGAAGCGAATGGCATCACGGGGGTATCGACGATGAGTGGGGAAGAAACACTGGTTTTGATTACATGCATTCTGTGTTTGGTTGCATGTGCAGGGTTGTTATTCGTGGTTATCAAGGAACAAGACTGATGAAAAACTACACGATCAAATACGAAATGAATTCGGATCCATCTGAACTCTTTGAATGGAATGGCGATGGCGCCAGTATCGGAGATGTCTTGTATAACTTCTACAAGTCGTCTGATGAATTCAACTACGAAATCCCTGTAATCATCGATATTACGGAAGACCAATGAAGAACGTGAAAAAGAACTACATTATCGGGTATCCCCAGTCGGGTTGTACGAAGGATGAGGGTATCATGATCGTCAATGCCATTCGATGGTTCCTGAATCGATACAACATGCAACTCAACGACTTCGATGATGAACATGAGGATATCAGGATCACCACGAACGCACGGCAGTACAAGGATATCGAGTGTTACGGTCAATGTTATGAGTGGGATCAGGGTGGTGTCGATTATGTGATTGACATCGCAGTCGATCAGTCGGTACGCGATATGCTCGCTACGATCTTCCACGAATGCGTACACTTGTGGCAGTGGGAACGCGGACACTGGAAGGGCGAAGGCGAACGAGAAGCGAATCAACTGCAATACGAACTGGCCGATGAATACTGGAGATGCGGCAATGTCTAGAGACGAAGCGATTGAAAAGGCACGCGAGAACTACATGAATTGTTACTGGGATCAAGAGACGAAACTCTCGAACCTCTATGATGAGTGTGATGAGTTGGAAGAGGGCGATCTCGATGAATTTAGGATTGGTGATTGATGGAAGAACTAATCATTGAGCAGATTCGGCGGCATGAGGAAAGTATTATGCTGCTGAAAAAATTGCTGGCCGTGGAGAAAAAAAAGCGACCGGAGAAGAGAAAAAAGTATGAGTGGGCAGAGAATGCATGGGGTCGACCGATCAGGGTAGAAAAACGAGATGGAAAAAACGTGTAAAATATGCGGTAAAACCAAGTCTTTAGAGGATTTCCCGAAAGACAAGAAAATGGCCGATGGTCATGTTCATCAGTGTAGGGTATGTGTGTCTGCTCGTCAGAAGAAGTATAAGAGTAGACCAGAAGTCAAAGAGCATATCCGTAAATCCAGAAAAGCATGGAGTGAACGCAATCAAGATCGAGTCAGACGGAACCGTAAAGCATGGGAAGAGAGAAATCCAGACAAAGTGAAGGCTAACGATCATGCCAAACGAGCAAGGAAACGTGACGCGGCGATCGACTGGAAATCTACAAATGAACTAGAGGAGTATTGGATTTCTATTGACATAGATCCCTGGCGGTGCTACTATTGTTCTTGTGAAATGATCGAAAAACAGGATCGTCATATAGAACACATGACACCTCTTTGTAGGAACGGTACTTCTCTCAAAGAGAATTTGGTTCCTTCTTGTGTAGCCTGTAATCAGGCGAAACATTCGATGACAGCAGAAGAATTTATAGGAAAAACTAATGAGTAAGTCAACGATCAAAAAACTATTTGAAAAAATCCTCAAGGAAGGATTTGTTTCAAATCAGACAGGTGAACACGAACGAGTGATAAGAAATCTCTTTATTCATGCTGGTTTGACTGAATCATCCGTGAAAAAGGTGCAACAGAAAGATCGGTTTAATGATATTCCGAATCTGAAGAATGGTGAATTTATTTTCCAGCCATGTGGTACGCAGAATTCTCCTGATTTGATTTTTCGTTGTGATGATGAAAATTATTATGTCGAATGTAAGTCTAGTAAAGGATATGCGCCAACTTTCAATAGCGGCTTACCGAAACCAGAGTATATCTACGTCTTCTGTAGTGATAAATATAATGAGACGACAATCTTTCGAGGATGTGATATTTTAAAAGAAACCAAGCGAAAAGAATACAAGTCCTTGATTGAAGAATTGAATAAGGTTGTAGATAATTATCGAGGACACGAAGGCTGGAATGACAATCGTGGATTTGACTTTTACATGAGACCCATGCATACTCAAATGGGTGGAAGGAAGGCTGGTTGTGATTACTTTATTCATGAAGAGAGAAAAATGTGTGAAAGCCGAGTATTGGAGATGTTTAAATGATAGATCTTCGTCATGGAAACTGTATGGATATTCTTCAGGAGATTCCAGACAATAGTATTGATATGGTTTGTGTTGATTTGCCATATGGTACTACGGCTTGTAAATGGGATAGTATTCTACCTCTAGATGAACTCTGGAAAGAATACAATCGCATCTGTAAGGAGAATGGTGCGATGGTTCTTACTGCCGCACAACCATTCACAACTGTTCTGGCACATTCCAATCTGAAGAACTTTCGTTATTCTTTGGTGTGGGAAAAACCAAATGGAACCAATCCGTTTCAAGCGTCTATTATGCCTATGAAGAAGCACGAAGATATTCTTGTGTTTTATCGAAAAGCACCGACCTACAATCCCCAAATGGAAAAGGGAAAACCATACAAATGGAACTCAAATCGTTCTGGTGGAGAAGCAGGGTCAATTACACAAAACAAGGAAACGCCAATTAATAATACAGGAACTCGTTACCCATCTTCCGTATTGAGATTTAAACAAGAGCGTGGACTTCACCCAACACAGAAACCAGTTGACCTTATGGAATGGTTGATTCGTTCTTACACGAATGAAGGCGAAGTTGTTCTTGACAATACAATGGGCAGCGGAACAACAGGCGTTGCCTGTAGAAATTGTGGTCGGTCATTCATCGGAATTGAGATGAACGATGAGTATTTCAATATGGCAAAAGATAGAATCGAATCGGTTACGAATCTAGAGTCAATTTTTGAAAAATGAGTGGATGGACGGAGCATAATGTCCGATAATGCCAGTCAAGCCAAAAACCCCCGTTTTTCGTCAAATAGCCACTAAAAGTTATCCACAATTTATCCCCAATTTTGGGAATATTCCCTCGATGGGTTGACTTCCTGCCTGAGTATGGTATAATAGGGATGTCCCAGCGGGGGACGACTCACTGGTCCTAACGGAAACCAAACATGGACAACATCGTCAACAACTACCCGATCACCGATCATCTCGAAGTCCTCGTCTGCGACGACAACGGGAAGCGGATCTTCGTTCTCGTCAACACTGCGGATGCGTGGGAAGAGATCATCAGCGAGGATGTCGCAGCAGCGATGTGTCTCACCCCCGATTCCACGATCACCCACGAAAACTGGGAAGATTTCTGTACCGCTCGCGGTATCTTCACGGAGGACAACTGACCATGAACGATACGCTTACCCTCTTCTCGATCCGTGCCGACTTTCGTGGTTGCGAATACGGATGCCTCTACATCGTCGCCGCTGATGGCGCATTCTCTGCCACCGAATTGGTACGGAACGATCTCCAGCGTGGCGAATCCGATTGTGGAGTCAAGATCAATTCTTGCGAACCGATCGGCACCACTACCCTCTACGATGCGCCGCGTGTCGTCGATAACTTCACTACCTGACAAGGACAACTGATCATGAACGACCGATCCAAGAACCAGACCACTGCCGATGCCGTCGATCTCCGTCACTATATCAAGATGATCAACCGCGATGCTGCGGGCGGTTTCCTCCTCACCGATGATCTCGATCACTGGGCGGAGTACGGAATCTTCACCAAGGCGCAACTCGGTGATTACCTTGACGGATGCGTCGAGCGAGAAAATTCTAAGTACGATTCCACCGAATCGAACGATGATGATTACGACGGCGGATGGGATCCGATCGAACCCTCATGGGACGCTGTGTCCCGCCACGACTCCAACGAAGGATGGTGAACACCATGACCGAAACCGTACTACACCGAATTCCCGTCACTGGCGTGATGGATCTCCTGATCACCACGAACGGGTGCGTTGACATCTTGGGCGGAGTGGACATTCAGTTCATGCTCGCCGTGCGGACGGAAGATCCTGCCGTCGAATCTCCGATCTCGATGGAAGCGGCGAAAGAGATCTTCATGAGCAACTGCGCCATGGAGCGAGAACACTTCAGTGTTGAGGACCAGTGGCTTGAGACGTTTGCCCAAGCCGTCGAATCCGCCCGCCGTCTCCGTGAGGAGGGGCGCCGAGAAGACGAAGATCTTCTGCTCCGCTCCGACATGCCCTTTTGAGGATTGATGAATGAACGAAGAAGCAGGATACGAAGCAACTCCATTTGAAATGGAGTATACTCCATTTCTCCCTTCGTGGGATACTCGCATTACTTACCTTCTTTGTGGTAAGGACGGACAGCATTATAGAATCATTATCTATATGCTGAACGGCGAGAAGGTTCGGTTCATGATGGGCCATACCGAGAGTGTTGTTGACGTTGTGCAGTCTCATGCCAGACAGCGTTGGGAAGAACTCATGCAAGAGGGTTATTTTCTCAAGGATGTAGAGACTGCCAAGAACTCACCAGCAATGGCAAAGCAAATGGAAGACAACATGACAGAGTATCTCAAGGATAAGTCTGGTTATGAATATATGTCGGAGTATGCTCTTGACGCATGAGAGATTTAGGGTATAATACATACATGTTCACAGCAACGATATACACACCAGACGGAAACATGATGATTTCAACAGAGATTAAAATTCTAGTAGAAGAAGAGTACGGCTATCGCTATTGGTCGTGGACCCCGAACGAAACGACGTTCAGTGCCGTAGAGAATCTAGTCGAAGCAACTAGGCAACAGCCTAAGGTTTGGCGAGATATCTACTTCAAAGATATCACCAAATTTGGTGGTGAATGGACTCTTCTTTCCATGCCTGAAGGTTTGACCGAAGAAGACGAAGACAAGTGGGTCGATGAGAACCTTGGTAGTGATGACTATCATGCCATCATGACCCTTCGTCAAGACCCCGAAGATTCGAGGATTCTATGGAACGTCGAAAGCGTATGAAAAAGGAAAAGAAGGAATGGCGTGGCGACAAGGCGCGTCCTTCTAATCGAGCCAAGACTTGGGGACGAGATAAGTCTCCTAAGCAGGATCGAAAGAAGTGGAACAACAATCCCTCCGAGATTTGCTGGGTGGGATGAGACATGGAGAGAACGTTTCTCTCCTAATCGATCAAAACGCATAGGAGACATATCATGTCTAGCGTTTTTGAAAAGACCGTGGTTCGGCACCACTACACTCAGGTGACCTACCTGATGGAGCATGGTGATACCATCTGGTATATCACCGAAGCCACGGATGAGAATGGTAAGACGAGCATCGTCGATATCAACTCTCATCAAAACCAGTGGCTTAAGCCCACTGACTCTCTCTACCGAGAGATCGAAACCGCCTTCCGCGTTAACCGAAGGTGACATATGCCAGGGGGGATCGTAAGATCCCCTCTGGCGATTCTTTTATTGGAGCATCAAATGCAAGCAGGTTTTACTTTCAATAGACGAGACGAACGAAACAAGTTTGAACAAGGTCTCTATGAACTGAAGATGTCTTTCGTTGACATCCTTCGTAGCAGTGATCCCATCATCGAAGCAGGAGGCATTCATCGTGGTGACACGCACTCGATTGAACTCTTCTGGAACGATGAAGACAATATTGATCTAAACCAATTGAATGATTTGGCTTATTCTTGCGAAGGCATAATCTCCATCGTCTAAATAGAATAGGAGAAAATGAATGGCTGTAAAATCAGTATATCGTGTTTGGGTTTGTTATGGTAGTCTTACAGACACCTCCCAACAAGCGGGCAACCCTGCTCTAGAGGCAACGATCTATACAGAGCGTATCTTTGGTGACTTTGGTAGTGAAATGCAAGCAGGTATGAATATTCAAAGATACCTCACACAGTTATCACAAGAAAATCCAAAGAAACAGATCCCCTCATTTAAAATCATTGAACATAAAGTAAACGAAAATAATGAAGATATCTTCTTTGATAATTCAAATGATTAAATCATCCTCCCCTTACACTCAGAATACCATAAAAATCTAAGTTTTACTTGACAGATTTTCTTTTGGCGTTATAATTACCCTTGTAGCGGTTTCAATGATTAATACTAAAAACACTAATGAGGTTCTCTAAGTTGGAACAAGAATCATATGATCTACTGCTACTAGCCGTATCAATTCTTCTTGTATACGTTACAATCGTAAGGAAGAATGACGATGAGTAGTGAATTCAACGTTGAACTACAGAGTGGTCGTACATCAATTGTTTTAACTTTTGATAACGCATATAGTATCACTGCCTCTTGGGGTATCGATCAGGACTGTGATAACGTTGAAGCCGAAACATACCACAATGATTTTCTTGATCTGTTCTCCATACCTAATGTTCAGGTTACAGTTCAAGACTCAGATGGCGCCAGTGTTCCCTTTGCTAAAGGTAAGAATCATATGGCCCGAGTGACACCAGAAGAATTTATTCAAATCGCGTATCGTGTATCTTCCATTGGAAAGGAAATTGTTGATGAGTGAATATAGACTGCATATTGATATCCCACTAGGCACTGATGAAGAGGAAGCAATGACTATTGCTTCGCATCTGATTTCTTCTATTGCCATTCATGTTGGTAACCGAGCAAAGATGGGTGACAACATTACTGGGTTGAACTATCGTCTTGGACATGATGATGATCGCCAGAAGTCGAACTACTTCACCAAGAATGAAGAGGGTCATGTAAATAACAAGAAGACTCGCTTGACATTCGTGGAGAAGAGTCTATAATATATGAAACGGGTCGGAAGCGGATGGCATCAGCAGTAACGCTTATAACGTTATTTTCGGGAGTTCGAGTCTCCCCCGACTCACTTGGAATTTGTAATGAGTAAGAAACTAAAAATTTATGTTGCTGGACCAATGAGCGGACTTCCTAATCTAAACTGGGAAGCATTCGACGCAAAGGAAAAGCAGTTGCGTGCAGATGGTTGGGATGTTGTGAATCCAGCCGCGATGGATCGTGACGCTGGCATAGAACCAGATCAGGTGGGAGAGTATGACTACGAAGAGGCTGCAAGCAGAGATGTGGAAGCCCTTCGTTCATGTGATGCCATCTATCTGATGTCAGGGTTTCAATTCAGTAAAGGGGCATGTTGGGAACGGGCGCTAGCAAGACACTGGGGCCTGAAACGTTACTACGAGATCCCGCGAGAGGATCATGAAAGGAATTCACGATGAACCAGCGACCGAATCGCGTACCAAGGGAAACCGCAAAGTCTTTTACCAAGAGGCAAATCCCAAGGGATGAACAAATGGAAATCACACGAAAAGAGAATCAGCGTATTCGTGAGAAGATGCTGAAGAAGAACAAGGACAACTGATGCCAACTTATACTCCAGCCGATTTGATCACAGAACTAGAACAAGGCATCTGTCGAGTGATCTTCAAGAAGAAGAGCAACGATCTTCTGCGTGTCATGTATTGCACATGGGCGCCTGAAGTTCTCGTTCGAGAGAAGATGGCACCAGAGGATCTCAATGAAGGAAATCGTTTGGTTGTCTGGGATATCGAAAAGAACGGTTGGCGTTCATTCGATCTTACTACTGTTATTGACTTTACCCCTAACATCGAAAAACTAGGAGATTAATCTAATGTGGAAACTTACAAATACAAGTAATCTTGCCGTGATCTTTGGTGGTCTTGCCTTTTACGGGCAGCAGACTGATCAAATGAATCTCTTCTACGTCTTTGCAGGAATTGCCATTGCTCTCATGTGCGTCTCGGCCCGCGACAGAGAAAACCAGTGGGAACGTGACGATGAGATCGGTCGTATTGAACGAGATCGTGCCGCAGACTACGATGAACTTGTCCGACGTATTGATGAAAGGAATGATTGATATGTTTACACCTACCTTTAGATTGCCTTGGGATTACGTTGGTTGTGGAACTCCTCGAATCGAACTCGTAAAGAATCACAATCATTGGCGTGCTTGTCTGTTCAACTTTAATGTGGATAGTATGGTTGACGGGTTCGACGCCGATACCCTCGAAGAACTCTCTGAGATTTTCAGGGAGGCTGCGGAATACATAAAGAGGACGGACGCGGAAACGCCGTGTCTGTTTGAATCCGCAAAGGAGGGTAGTGATGAACTACAAAGCCGATCAGAACCCCGAACAGAAGCAGTGGGTCCAGAGTGTTGTTGAAGCCAGTGAGGCAGCGGTGATTGGATATGAAAAATATCTACTCGATCTGATTGACTATCGTGAACTTGCTACTATAATGAAAACCCTTGCGGGACTTCTCCCAATGGATCGTGACAAGTATCATGACTTTGAACACATGAAAGCAAAGCGTAAAGGTAAAAAACGATGAGTAACTATAATCTAAATGAACAAGTGATTCATGCCAACAGTAAACGAGTTGGTAAAATCGTAGAGGTTCAGGAAGTAGAAGGTAAGACTTTTTATAAGGTTGACTTCGATGGACTTCGTGAAACCATGAGTGAAAACGATCTCGCCTATTTTCTTACGGAATAGAAATGAACATCTTTGTATTGTCTGAGAATCCATGGCTTGCGGCACAACAAATGTGTGACAAGCATGTGGTAAAAATGCCTCTTGAAACTGCCCAAATGCTTTCGACTGTTCATCGAGTATTGGATGGACACGAAACGATTAGGCTGTCTAAGAATGGCAGAAGAATCAAGACATGGGTTCATCCTACCCATGAGTTCTTACTGTATCGCTCCACGATGGTGAACCACCCATGCACTATCTGGGCGCGTGAGAACGTAGCGAACTACTGGTGGTTGGTTGATCACGGGATCGCTCTCTGCAACGAGTACACCCGTCGCTACGGACGCCGACATGCATCCGAGGACATCCTCGACTGGTGTCAACAGAACGCACCACACGGGATCCTAGACTGCTTCACGATGACACCATTTGCACAGGCTATGCCTGACTACTGCAAGGTGCCTAAGAATGCAGTTTCTGCCTATAGGCAGTATTACCTGAAAGAGAAAGAGGCAATTGCCTCTTGGAAGCACAGCGAAGTGCCTAACTGGTATCTCGAAAAAAACTGGGAACATTCTCTTCAGGTGGGTTGACAACGAGTCGATGTATGTTATAATACTATCTGACAAGTGGAGACAAACCCATGACTAAGATCCCTTAAATGACCAATATGTTGCCTCTTTTTATTATGATTTATGTAAATGAGTCCCGCTGACATAAGTTCAGCCCGAGATCGTTCGACCTTCTCGGAACAAGCAACAGGCATCCAAGTTTAGGGATCTTAGGTCAAACCCTGGCGTTACGCGGACTCGCCACCCGCAACTTTTTGAGAAAAACCGAATCAAAGGGTTGACAACCAACCAGATTCGGATACAATATACAAAGTCGAGTGCGAAGGACTGGTACGCACAACACTTACTTCTTCTTTGTCCAGTCAATAGGAATCAGCGTAATGTCTAGCAACACTCTCACCAAGAAGCGTCGTGTCATGAACTACCTTGCCAGCGGCAAGGGACTCACTCCCAACGAGGCGAAGGCACGATTCGGTGTCGGTAACCTCCGAGCCACCATCAGCGACATCCGTTCGCAGGTCGAGGCCTTCGGTAACTGGGAGATCACCAGCGAGACCACCTCGACTGGTATGACCCGCTACTTCATGGATGATGTGCATCCTGGCGACCGCACCTACGGCTTCGACGCCGAGGGCAACCGCTACGCTCTCTGATCTTTATTGATCAGACCCAAAACGTCGGGTGGGGAATGCTCCCCACCCGACCCCATAGCGGGTGTCGTATAAAGGCATTACGTCAGGTTTCCAACCTGATCATGAGAGTTCGATTCTCTCCACCCGCTTTATGAAAAGTGACTTCACAATCTCACCCATCGGTAAGAAAGAAGCCGCACAACTACTTCTCAAGTACCACTACCTGAAGGATCATTCCAAGGGATTCAAAAGTGGTTACAACTATGGATTGTTTCGTGATGAACCCATCTCCGCTGAAGGCCCTCTTGGAGTCTGTATCTTCACTGGTCTTCCAGTCCCAGAACTCGCTCAGTCGGCGTTCGGACTCAAGCGAACGGAACAGCAAGGACTCTTTGAACTCTCGCGGTTGTGTTTGCACCCGACACCACAGAGTTCTGAAAGGAATCTGGCGTCATGGTTCGTGGCAAAATGTCTGCGGAAGTTGCGGCAAAGTTGTGAAGTGCGAGCAGTATTAAGTTATGCTGATTCGGATTTCCACGAAGGAACTATTTACAGGGCGTCTAACTTTGGTTACTATGGACTCTCTGATCCCAAGAAGGATTTCTGGATCAAGCAAGAAGATGGTAGTTTCGTCAAACACTCTAGAGGAAAGATGAGTGGACTCGAAGGTGAGTGGCGAGACAGAAGTAGGAAGCACCGTTACCTAATGGTGTATGATAAAACTCTTAACGTTCAATGGAACAAGGAAAAATAGTAATGAGTAAACTCTTTGGAATTCTGAATCAAATCTTTTATGTTCTGGCAATCGTTTCGATCTTTTATTCGATCCACGTTTACCAGACTGACGCAACCCGTGGGATCTTCATTGGACTCTGGGTGCCGACTCTTCTCCTCCTCGGACCAGCATGTCCGTGGGGCAAGCGAAACGAAAACTAATTTGTAAGGGATTAATTACCCCTTGCACGGGACTCGCATAATAATCCTCCGCGAACGGGGATAGTGCAAACTCCAAATGGTTTAGCGACCTGTCCGTATGATGCAGAAATGCTTGTATGAGATGATCCTTAGCGGGATGTATGGAGTGGTGGGAATAGGTTACTACAGACATTGTACGATCGCCCTATTCTTTTCAGGTATACAATAACCCTGAGTCCCATTTGAACAAGTGAAAGCCCGCCGATGTGTGAAGTCATCGGCGGGCTTTCGTGCGACGGGGGTCACACAAATTCAATATAGTCCAAAGACTCCTGCGTCCGCAGATGATACTTCTCTTGATTCGACTGGGAGAATAACGCCAGGCTCTAGTTTAAGACCGGTCACAACTTCACCTGCTCTACTAGTGAAGGATACAGTCTTAGACGCACTTTCACCGTTGTAGAAGGCCTTGAAACCTGCACTTGCTCCTGACTGTACGTCTTTTATTCCTCGATAGTTCATTTTATGCTCCTGAGAATACCCTAATATATACTATGTATATGACTTGACTTATTCACTGTACCCTGTATAATATTGGAGTGAAAATTATGGGTGATAAACATGCGGCGGGTAAGGGTTCCAAGTATAGACCCGTAGACCGCAAGAAATACGACGAAAACTATGAAGCGATTTTCGGTAAAAAGAAACAACCAAAAAACTCAAACAAAAAGGATTCTAAAAAATGAGTGAAGTGAAACTTGTTCGACTTAAGAGTGGTGAGGAACTGATTGGAAAGTGTACCATCAATGAAAATGGAACGACTCACATCGATAAGCCTGTGATTCTCGTTCCTACTGGTGAGGGATCTGTAGGACTCATGCCCTATATGCCTTATACTGATGTTGCTACTAGTGGTATTGATGTTCCAGAAGATTTTGTTTTGTTTGTTCTTGGTCTTCACGAAGAACTGTTCAACCATTACAACAGCCAGTTTGGTTCGGGACTTGTTGTTCCGCAGAATGGTCCTGCTGGTGACGGTATCGTGGATGCTGCTGGTCTTAAACTCTCTAACTGATAAGGATTAATAATGGCTAAGAGTCTTCGTGCAAAGGATGAATTCCGTGGTATGAACGTGGGACGCCCTCGACGACCTAAGAGGAAGAAGGGTAACGCGCCTGCTAGAACTTCTCGCCGTGGTAACGGTAAGAAGATGCGATGAGTAGAGCGGGCGTGGCTCAGTTGGATAGAGCAGCGGACTTCTAATCCGCAGGTCGCAGGTTCGAGTCCTGCCGCCCGTGTTCCTTCGGAGGGCAGTGTTTCCCGTGTAACTCAGTTGGTAGAGTGGGTGGCTGTTAACCACCAAGTCGCTGGTTCGAGTCCAGCCGCGGGAGTTCATTTTTAGAAAGGATTCGGTATGAATCGATTTAGTGTTGGTACGTTTCTTGGATTTGCTGTGGGTCTTAGCGTTGCAGGAACACAGGCTCCACAGGCGGACCCATGTGAGGGCTGGAAGTTTGATTGTGCAGTTCTGGAAGCAGCAGTCCTTACTCTTTCTGGTGGTGATATGGAAAAGTATTCCAATGTATTGAGTAACATGGCGTGGGCAACGGCCCGTGCAGTCAAGCGTGCAGAAGGTAATGATGTAAATGATGCACGACCTAATCAATATAAGTGGGAGTCTTCGGCACTGAATGCTTGGCAAAGACGACAACATGAAAGTGTCCGCGATCAAGTTCACATCGAGGCGATTCTTCTGGTGAAGGAAGAAGCAGATAAGAAGAAGCAACTCAAGGTACGAGAGGTGGCAATTGATGCCTGATCATTACCTTACAGTCAATGTTCCACTTTCAAATGAGAAGTTGAACGCATTGGTGGAGTTCGCGGTAGATCATGATATCACCGCAGAGCAAATGGCAAGTCAAGTCGTGCAGCAGTGGGTTACTACTCTTGTACCGAAACGGCCCTACAGTTATGTGTCTAGAGAAACTGATTGATATTGCAAAACCTCTTTGTATGAATTTGGATCGAAAGAAGAAGCATGTTTCGATCATCGTTTCAAAGGGTGAGGTTCTTTCGGTTGGTACTAATCAATACAAAACGCATCCGATTGCAAAGGCTATCGGATACCGTTATTCGGAAATGCACAGCGAACTAAATGCACTCCTGAAAACGGAACAGCGTAAAAATCTTCACCTATATAACTTTAGGTTCAACAGGTTTGGCGAGATGAGAATCGCCAAACCTTGTTGTCTTTGTTTACCTTGGTGTCAGGCATTATTTAAAGGCATACATTACACAACCCCTGAAGGTATTGTGGGATTGGAATACACATGGAACTCGACTTCAAGCCAGGAAAATTTGCACTCGATCGCAACACACTTGAAACTGTAGTTGTCAAGGATGTTAAAGATGATCAAATTGAAGTGATCAGTATGTTAGGTATAGAAGGACGTTGGGTTGACAAAAAAGACTACAATCTGTTCAAGAGAAAAAATGGAAAATGGAATTTAGAAGGTCCACCAATTAATATCTCAGATGAAGTTGTAAAACAACTTGATAATCAAAAAAAGAATACAAACATTTCAGAAAGGTTTAAATGATGGCAGATAAAGATCCAGATTTCATGGATGGTTTTGATAGTAATCAGTCCTTTGGTTTTATGGCAGTCAATGAAGACGAACTAAAGGATCTTATTGGTGGTGCTACTTCAGAAGAGCAAGTTACACCAGAGCAGATTGCAGCCATTCAAGATAAACTACAATTGATTGTTGAGATGAATAGTACCTGCGAGGGTGCTGGTGCCGTAAAAGCACAGTATGATGAACTACTCAAGGCAAAGATGAACGAGATTGAGCAGTTAGTTCTTCCACTTCTCATCAATCTGAAGAAGAACGGGGACAAAGATTACTTATATTGGCCTGGCGCACAGAGAACCGCACAGGTAGAATTACAGACAGAGCGTATCTTAAAGATCACGCAGAGTTGAATTTGGGTGGCTTCGGCCACCCAAATTTTTATACATATATTCAGGAGATTATAAATGAGTGAAAAAGATAAACCTGCTGGAGCAGGATTCTTCGGAACTAAGAAACTCTTGAAGAAGTATAAAAAAGATACTCCTGGCGAGTCCGTAGAAGAGGTTTATAGAAACTCTGGACTCGGAAAGTGGTTCCATTCTCAGTCTGCTGGCGGAAAGCCTGGCTGGGATAGATACAACACCAAAGGAGAAAGAGTTGGTGAATGTGGAGACAGTAAGCCTGGTGAGGGAAAACCAAAGTGTCTCTCAAAGCAGAAGGCTGCTAAACTCCGTTCTCAGGGTGGAAAGAATGCAATTGCAAATGCCGTCAAGCGTAAGAAAGCACAAGATCCTCAACAGGATAGGCCAGGTACAGGTAATAAACCAATCAACGTGTCTAATAGAATTAAGAAGGAAGATCGAGATATGAAATCAGCAAAAGAATTTTTAAACGATATGATCATGGAACAGTTGAACGAAGATGTTCTCAACGAGAAGAATGTTCCCACTGATCCAGGCAAGTGGTCTAAAGCAAAGGCTCAGGCCCGTGCTAAGTTCGATGTATATCCTTCTGCTTACGCTAACGCATGGGCATCTAAGAAGTATAAGGCAATGGGTGGTAGTTGGACTACCAAAGAATCTGCCGAAGAGGTTGGACCTGAGATTGCTGAAGAGTTGATTGATCTCGATCTCAGTGAGGCAAAGAAGAAGAGAATCACCAAACTACATGGTAAGTATCCAAAGGGTACTCACTATTGTGCCACACACGTTGAACACGCTGAGTTCGGTCACGGCAACCCCATTCACTCGCAGCACGCTGCTCCTGACGAGTTCGGTGACATCGACTGGTACGATGTCATGTTCGAGCATGGGATCGAGCAGAGAGTCTCTACAGACGACCTAGAGATCCATCTAGGAGAAGCACACTACGATCACGTTGAGCATGATCATCCAGGCGAGGATCTTGGAGAAGGACCAGCACACCAGAACCCTCTCAAGACTACCTACGGTGGTATGAAAGCAGCACAGAACACCCCTTCTATGAAGGCGTATTATGCTAAGGTCAAGAAGGATCAAGCGGCCCGTGCCAAGCAGATCGAACAGGAACGTAAAGATGGTATCCGCAGCAAGTATGAGTCAGTCGAACAGGTTGATGAACTCAAGATGCCCGAGAAGGACAAGAGGGGTCGAGCAAAGGATCCAGTCATCGGTGCCGCTCTAGAGCGTGGATCTCGTCGAGCAGATCTCAAGGCTCATGGTAAACTCCGCAGAGGTGATACTGATGGTGCCGAAGGTCACATGACGCGATCACGAAAACGACAGGCTGCAAGTCGTGTAGAATCGGTTGATCTTGATGAACTCTCGACAGACACTCTTCGTAGGTATGTTTACAATAGAAGAGGACAAGTCCAGAGTGATCTCAACACTGGCAGACACTCCCCTAAGACTAACAAGTCCGCAAAGGGCGTGGTTGCAGCACTCTCTCGTCTCGATGCTCGCAAGAACAAACTAGAACCAGAACTTAAGAGGGAAGATGTCGAACGGATTGATGAACTCTCACCCAAGACACTGAAGTCCTACGAAAGTAAGGCGAGAAAAAAGGTAGTTGATAATCTTTCTCGTATTGATGGTAACCACAGCGAAGCCGACCTTCGGAAGAGAGCAAAGGGTCTATTGAAAGCAAAGGGTAAGTTAGGTGAAGCAAAGGTCGGTGATACCGTTCACCTCGGACACGCCACTAAAGGTGGTTCTGGTGTCAAGGGTAAGGTCGTAAAGATTGATGGTAAGAATGTCCACATCAAGAACGACAAGGGTGCAATGTTCAAGGGTCCAATGGATCGCGTTACCGTAGGTGAAGCAATCAAGTATGACTCTGCTGGGGACTCAACAGGAACGGTCACTGGTAAGGGTAAACGAGATCGCGGACCTGGCGGTAAAGTAATGGTCAAGTATAAAGGTTCCGACACATATAAAGATGGTGCGAAACTCCCAATCAAAGCAAGAGACATTGGTAGACTCATCAAGACTGCTCGCAAAAAGGGAACCAAACCATACGATTCTCGCAATTTATCAAACCCTCGACTCACAAAGGATCATGTTGAGCATGGAGTTGATGAGGGTGCAGGTGCTGACGCCATCTTGAAGTATGCCAGAGAAAACCCAGGCGCATTTGGGAACAAAAAGAAATCGAAGAGTGGTATGAAAGGGACAAGTTATCGTTACATCAAAGACAAGAAAACTGGTGTCACTAAGTTGTATACACAGGGTAGAGATGCTAAACTTACATTTGTTCGAGATGTCCAAGATCATGTTGAGCATGGCGTTGATGAGGGAATGGCTGACAGTGCCAAGAGAGCAGCAAAGATTCTAGCCGCCAGAACACCAAAGAATGTTCACAATCCAGGCCGTCCAACCAAGAAGAGTGCAGGTGATATTGAGGCAGCCCGTCGAGAGAAGGCTCGTCGAGATTCGATCGATCGCCGCGCCGCAAGAGATAAAGAAATGCTCAATAACAGAGAAGGTGTTGAGGATATGACTGCCGCACAGGAGCGTGATCGACAGCACCGAGACAACCCAACTCGCAAGACAGTGGCGGGCGTAAGACTCCCATCAACTGACAAAGAGCGAGCATCCTATGTCAAGAAGTTTCAGGCAGACAAAGCAGGAAAGCCTGGCAACACCAAGCCACGAAAGATGCGAGATCTTCGGATGAGACTGAGAGGCCCTAAGTGAAAAGTTTTCTAGAGTATTACGATGACGAGACACCAGAAGAGAAGAAGCGAAGAGAGAAAAGCGAACGCGCCCTCGATGCAGAAAACTCAGATGATGCGATGGACGACCGTGTAGTTCCCTATAAGAAGGACAAGAAGAAATGAAATCATTCACCGATTACCTAAATGAAAAAATGGATCCCCGTGATCACGCCGTTGAACGAGATGGTAAGTTTGTTGTTGTCGATAAGGACGGAGAAACCGTTAAGACATTCGAGGACAAAGCAGCAGCAGAGAAGTATGCTGTGGCGAACCATGATAAGTTAATGGAGGGTTGTGGTTGTGATGGAACCAATGAAGACGTTAGTTCTAAGGATGCGGGTAGAATCGGTGCTGCTATTTCAAATAGAAAGGATCTGCCCGCTTCTGAAAAGAACGTAGCAAGACGATCTCTTCAGAGAAAGGTAGCCAGGGCCCAGAGAAGAGAAAAAGCATTTAATGTAAACGCCGATTCTGGTAGTAGATATCGAGTAGGAACTAAGCGGCCCGCCGATCCAAACAACCCAAAGCACAAGGAACTCGTCCGAAGTCGTGCAGTCAGTAGATCGATAGATAAGGATCGCAAGGCAGGGTACAATACCGAAGCCGTCAAGCCCGCCATGCGTATGGGTGTTGACTTCAAGTATAAGGCTCCATCCGACGCCGAGAAGGCAGCCATGAAGCGAGAGAAGGAGAGGCTCGATAAGATGCGTAGCACTCCTGATACCTCTGCCGCTGGTCGTGCTGCTCAAAGAATGATTGATGCGAGAAAGAAGACAGAAGAGTCTGTCGAACTCGAAGAAGCAAAGGCAAAAGATATCGTCAAGGGTCTTACCGACATGGACGGGCCCTTCACCGTTGTTGCCATCAAGAACAACAAGGTGATCAAGCAAGAGAACACCAAGATGCGAAACATGCTTCCCGCCATCGTCAAGATGATGCGTAAGGAAGTCGGTGTCAATGTTACCATTGGTATCGAGGACAGAAAGGGAACCATTCGCAACACCTTCAAGGAAGATGTCGAACAGGTTGATGAGTCGGCAGGTAAGTTCCGAGAGGTTCTAAACAAGGGCAAGAAACTCGGCGACTGGAACATGATGTCATACTTCCTCTACGACGGAAATGTATGGATGCTCCAGTCTGGTCGTGCAGTCAACCAAGGCAAGTTAGAGGTCTTCAAGAAGAAGGCACAAAAGGGTCTTCTCAACAGTCTCAAGTTCGAGGAGACTGATCTCAAGAGGGAAGATGTCGAACTCGATGAACTCAAGATGCCTAAAGGTGGACTAGAAAAAGGCACATTCAAGAACCCTGCTCTCATGCTCAAACTTCTCACCACAGGTGGCAAGGGAAAGCGTAAGAGAAAGGTAGAAGAAGAGAAGAAGGATAAGATCAAGGTCAAACTCGATCCCAAGAAGAAGATAGGCTACGAGGTTCGATCCGTTGGACCAGGCGGCAAGACTACCGTCACCAAGCGTAGAGATATGCCTGGTCAGGAGGACGTAGGAGAAGCGTCTGCTGCGTGGCAGCGTAAAGAGGGGAAGAACAAGGAGGGTGGACTCAACGCAGCAGGGAGAGCATCCTACGAGCGTGAGAACCCCGGTAGCGATCTCAAAGCACCCGTCTCCGCAGAGCAAGCGAAGAAGAGCAAGGGTGGTAAGGCAGCGAAGAGACGCAAGTCGTTCTGTGCTAGAATGGGTGGAATGCCTGGTCCAATGAAGGACGAAAAGGGCAGACCAACTCGTAAGGCATTAGCCCTTCGTAAGTGGGACTGCTGATAGGAGATATTAAATGGCTGCTCTCGGACTTACCCAACTCAAACAAAGAGATGGGAGAATCGAAACACTGATCAGATTGTTCAGTGAAGGACATTCCTTTATCATGGAAAAAGATGCTGATGGTTCAACCACTAGCAAAAAATTCAAGATAAGTGGAATTGTTCTTCGTGTTGGTAACAAAGATACCGAGATTCTCAAGAAGGACGTAAACACAAAGCAAAAGAGAGCGGCGGCAGTTAAGAAACTTTCTAGGTTTACTGGTAAACTATTCTATAATGGTTTTTATGGTAATGAAAAAACAGAATATGAAATCTTGGCATCTTATATGTCCAAGTCAACAGAGTTTGGTGGTGCCGCTGGTAAGCAGGGACAATCTGGTAAAGTTTCGGCTTCTGCTATGAATAGACCTACAGGGTCTGAGACTCTGGGTGTTCGGGCCGAAACACTAATTCTGGGTGGTAAATTAGAAAAAGTAAGATATGGAACTCAAGATGTAGAATGTAGAACATTCACATCTGCCGATCAGATCGCTGCATCTATGGTAAAGGGTCTTGATGACAACCCTAAAGTACCAGACTATATCACCGAAGATTTTAGAAAGTATCAAAAGAGTAAGAAATGGAATAGGTTTGAGTGGAATGAATCCATACCAAAAAACGAAATGAACCAACTTGGTAAATATGCAGGAGAGGTCATAACAGGATTGATTGGTATGTCTAATTATGCTACAAGGGCATTTCATCCAAACATTTTAAGTGGTAAAGGAAAGGTTTCACGTTTTTGTGTTCCTACCGATCCTGCATTCAGTGGAGTGGATGTATTTTTCTGTATGGCAGATGGTTCTATTATTCCAGTCTCTAACAAATACGGAAAGGGTGCTGCTGCATCCTTCTTTACTAACTTAATGCCTGAGGCATTGTCGGTTCCTTCAAAAACATTGTCAAATTCTCCATTGAAAGATCTAGTTAAAGTTGCAGAATCTCTTGGAGTAACTGAAGCAATAGCGAAAAAAGGTGGACCAAAAGGAAAAGCAAAACCTATAATTTATGAATATGGTATTAGGAAAGTATTGAAATTTTCTAAGGCGCAAATCCGAAATCCCTATGACGATGTATATGAGCCATTGCGACAAGGAAAGGCAACTCCTACTACTAGAAAAGTAGTTGCTGCTATTGAGAAGTATTCGGGCGTTGATTCTGTTGTTGTCAAAAACTTACCCAAGTCTGTCACCGCATTTTTCTGTAGGGAAATTGCAAAGGAGTTTAATGCCTCGAAGGGTGCCAATGAAGATATGGCCAAAATTTTAGCGGGGAAGAACTATTGGCAAGCAAATCTAAATGATCGTAAATGGCCTCAGGGTGACGTTGATTATAGAATGACGAATAGTGGAAAGGTTAAGATAAATGTGATTGGTTCTAAGGCACCAACTACAGATATCGTAGCATCACAGGGTCTAATCAACTACTACATGGAAACCCCTTGACACTACCTCGGTGTGTGCTATACTATAGCAACAAACGCCGAGGTGGCGGAATTGGCATACGCAGCAGACTTAAAATCTGCCGTCCTTATGGACATACGGGTTCGAGTCCCGTCCTCGGTATTGATTATAAATAGTGGTGGA